TACATCATCAGCTTCACTTCCTTCATTATTGACAACATCTGCCTGTTCTGGAGAAATGAAAGCTACAACATCTTTTCTACCTTCAGCGATTGCAATGAGTTGAAGTGCGACTGTTGCAGAAGCTTCTCCACCGACTATTAGTCCGATATCTACTTCTTCTACATCTTTGAACTTATTAAATGAAGTGATTTTATCTCCATCAGAAGGAGCAGAACCATCAACTCCACCAGATAAACTTAATGTTTTAAGTAGATTACCAGTAGCAGCACTTGATGCATATTCTGCTGTTGAATTTGCAGCAGTTCCCCAGGCAGCGACAAGAGCGCCAGCAGTTGTATAAGCATCACCTAAAGCGTCATGATCCATCCACCAAACATATTTTGACCTACGATTAACAACATCAACATAATACGCCGATGTACCATCTTCGTATTTTGCACCCTTTGCAACAGAAGTTCCAGTATAAGTTTCTAATGATGTTTCTCTTGTACCTGACCACTCTCCATCTTCATCCACAACTACAACGTGTACTTCATCATAGAGAGCACCTTTTGCAGCAGAATGTTCTGTAGTTACTGGTTCTTTATCAAAAACACCAGCATATTCCCATGTTCTTGAATGAGTTTGAGCGGTTGCTGTATTAGTAAATGCAAGATTAACAGTCATTGAAGAAGCATTTGTAACAGCAGTAACTCTTCTCTCTTCACCATTAATCTTAATGATGTCTCCGACAGTATATTGTCTGGTGAAAGAAGTGGTGGCTGTGTGTCCAGCAGTTGCAGTTGTTGCTGTAACTGTTGCAACATTAGCAGTAACCGCTACGGTTCCTAACATATTTTTTGATGGTTCTGCAAATGGTGATCTCTTGTAACGTACTGTTGCAGCTGCAGTAATAGCACCTGTTGTTGGATCTCTATCTACAGTTCCTGCAGTATTACTTGTAATTGTAGCAACAACAAAAGTATTAGAACTAACAAAAATTACATCTCCGACTCTAAGTTCAGTACCAGCTAATGTACTAGTTCCTGTGAAGGATTTGTCTGTTGCATGAACTGCATATGTTCCTGTCAAAGCAACGTCTGAGTTTCCAGCAACTACTGTATTTCCAGATGCGAGGTTTGCTCTTGTTGGGCCACAAAGGGAAACTTTAAGACTGTTTCCTAAATCTCCACCCCATTTAGCAGACCAATCACCCTGTGCTGTTACTGGTGATCCTTCTTGTTCTGAAAATGTTGCTTGATAATATGATGTGTTTGAAATTAAAACAACAGTTCCAGTTGCTGAAGCATTCATCATTGCTGAGTTTGAAGTCCTTACAACATGAAGTGCACTTGAATACGTTAGAAAGTTTGCTGCTGTTAAAAATGAAATGTATGTATTTGCGTCAGGAGATTGAAATGTTTCCACCAATAAATCTTCTGAATCAATCAAAGTTACATCATTGACTGGGCCCCATCGGAATGCTCCTGCGAAACCAGCATCTATTGAAGAAATGCCAGGCACGATAGTTGTTAAGTCAATTTCAGATGTATTTACGCCAGGCGATACTTGAAAAGGCATGTCATCTCTCCTAATTTTAGTTAATTAATACAAAGTTATCTTACTATAGATTATTTATAAAAACCCCAAACTCTGTATTTTGAGTATTTATTGAGATATAAATACTTATATGAACACGCGGAGGTAACATGAAAGAAATTGAACGCTTTTTAACAAAGATAGATAAAAACACAGGAAGTGGATGTTGGACATGGAAGGCTTCAAAAACACAACAGGGATATGGAATGTTTTCATATCAAGGAAAATCTATACCTGCACATAGGTTTTCTTATCTACATCATAAAGGAGAAATCTCTTCAGGATATATCGTACATCAAATTTGTGGACAAAATTCGTGTGTGAATCCAGAACATCTAATAGTATGTACAAAATCTGAATCTAGATTAGACTACAATTCTACAAGAGTACATCCAGATGCTAAAAAATTACTCCAAGATATAAGACACAATAAAGAAGAACCTGATGCAGATTTTGGATTTGGATCAGATGTTTAAAAATAAGTTCTTTGTGAAGGTGATACTTCCCACGTTTGACCTGTATTGTCCGTATAGGTATCTTCCTCTAGACCATCATCAATAATACCAAATGGAAGCATATCCTGTTCAAACTGTTCTTCATAATCTTCATACATCTTTTGTCTGAGATCAAGGTTTGTCATGTCTTTGAAGTACCTTTGTTGAACCAACCAAGCAAAGATTACTAACGTCATTGCAAGGTCATCATGTGAACCTTCTTCTGCTTCAAATGAATTGTGTCTAGATGCAAACGTAGTCAATTCAGCAATAGTTTCAAAGTCTGGAACGATTAACTTATCTGTTTCAATCATCTCTTTCAGAGTGGCACAGCCTATTCTCTTGAGTTGTTTACTGGTTCGTATTCCAAGTTGAATATTTTTTGAAAACCCACCCCCAATTTGTTGACCTGCTCTACCCTTCATAGAAGTTATCATAACATTTTCATATTCAAGGTCATAGTGTAAAGTTTCTGCCACCTGTGAACCCATATCGTTTATTTCTAGTAAAATAAAGGCAGTATTATATCTCATTCCTACTTGGTATATAATATTTGGATATAACATAGGTGAAATATTATTATCTCTATACTTTGCAACTTGTCGATATGGTATCTGTGAAACATCGAAAACAGAGAATGCTGAAAAATCTTGTCCTTTTCCTTGAGCAGTATCCACAATCATACAGTATGTGGCTTTCTTGATTGGTTCTTCATAAACATCAATATTATTGTTTGAGAATATGGGCTTCTTGAATACCATAGACCTTAGTTTTGATGGATCTATAAGAGTACGAGTTGAACCTAAAAATTCACAAAGAAATTCTTGATTGAATTGTGACTCTGAAGTATTTTTGATTGTTTCTAGTTTCCATTTCTCATCTCTGCCCGGAACTTGTGTATAATGTACTTCAATTGGAACATAGTTGTTACGTTTCTCTTCTGCATCTATCCACATTTTATAGAAGAGATTCATACCTAGAGGGGTAGAAACGATAAACACTTTGGTAGTTTCACCAGAAGATATGGTAGGATAAACAGAGGTAAAGAATGATTCGGCGATGGTATTTGGAACGTGTGCGAACTCATCAAGAAAAATGATATTGAAAGAAGACCCTCGAACAGCTGAACCAGAAGTTGCAGATGCCAGAATCTTTGAGCCATTTTCTAGCTCAATATTTCCCTTATTCCAAACTGTCACACCCTGTTGAAGAAACTTTGGTAGGTGTTCGTATGCCAACTGTAATCGTGACAGAAGTTCTCTGGCAACTGCACCTTTGTTTGCAAGTATTGCCACATGAACTTCGGGATTAAACAGTACAAAGTGTAGTAAATATGATATGATGGTAGTTGATTTACCTGTCTGTCTAGGCATTTTACATATCACAAATCTTTCATCGTGAAAATGATTTACCATATCCTCTTGAAAATCCCACATATCAAATGGAACTAAACCACGATCAACATTTACAATTTGAACATAATTTTTAATAAAGTATAATGGAGATTCCATACACTTCTTGTACTCTTCAACCGATTCTGGTGTCCAATCTACACTAACACCTATACCCTTTAGATTAGGATTTCCGAGGTAAGACTTGGTTCCCATTATTTTTCTTTTTCATTTTCTTTTATGTCCTTCCCCTTCTTGAGAAACCTTTGTAATTCTGCCGTAGAACCAACAAAAAGATTATTAGATACATTTTTGGGGCCGGAAGTGTCCTGTGAAATGTCTTTTTTAGTTTTATGTAGATTTAACAATTCTTTATTCGTGTCAGTAAGTTTCCCAATTAACTGTCCAAAAACTTCCATTGCACGAGGGTGCTCTGAACTTTTGGCGATTTCAAGCATTTCTTCCAACCCATCTTGTCCTCGTTCTATGAGGTTGTAAAGGTTTTCTCTTGCGTACTGGAAATCTATTTCACTATCGCCACTATCATCATTTGTGATAACAGGAACAAAACGCTCTGTCTTA